TACAAAGACAGAGAAAGGAAAACAGTAATGCCAATTTTTGACTATGAATGCCCGAAGTGTAAAGAAGAAATTATTAACGAGTTTGTTGTTAAGTATGATGATGATGTAATATGTTCAAAATGTAAGACTAAAATGACAAAGCTTATTACTGGTCTTGGAGTTGCAGATACGTTTCCAGTAGATGGAGTTCATTTAGAACATGTATCAGCTAAAGGGGAAACATTTTATACTAAACAGTCGATGAAAGATTACGCAAAGAAAAATAATTTAGAATTAGGATACTTGTAAAATGAGGAAAGCCATAATATACATAGAGGACTCTGGAGGAGTTAAAGCAGAATTTGAAAACGGATACATCAACAAGAGAGAGTTGCTACGAGCTATCAAAGCATTGAAGCTTGCGCATAGGCTTAACATAAGAGAGTATAGAAAGAAATCAATTTTAGAAAATAATGAAAAGGAACAGAAAGATGAAAACGCCAGAAGAATTGAAAGCGGAAGTGGAAGCAAAAAAACTAGCAGCAGAGAAGCTGGAGTCGGACAAACTATCACAGTCTCAGATTCAAGAGCAAATAGCAAAGTTAACTCAAATGTTAGACCACCAGAAAGTGGAAGCATCACAAAAGTCGCAGCAGGAACTGCTAGCAGAACAGACAACAGAGGCAGCTAAACTTAAAGCAGAAGCTGATATAAAAGCTTTGCTGTCTAAAAGCGGAAATGATGATACTGACTTAGATGACTTAAGTCCCAAAGAAATTTTGGACATAGTAGCAACTGCTTTTGATACATCTATTGAAGCCAGAACTAGAATAGCAGAAGCTGAGATAGCTAAACCTATTAGTGCACTTAGTAATAAGATGGATGCGCTTCAGAAGTATCTGTTACAGAAAGAAGCTGCTGAAGGCGTTAATGCTGCTAGAGGTACATTTAAAGACTTTGATACTTATAAAGATGATATCTCTAAAGTGCTTGATAAATATCCTGGGATGAGTGTTAAAGATGCCTACTTACTAGCTAAGGCAGATAAGACAGAAGGTGAAACTACACAAGAAGAAGTTGAGACTGAGAAACCTCAGAGTCTAGGAACTAGAGCAATAGCTGCAGAAGAGAGATATGAGAAAGCTGTTGCTGAAGGAACTAAAGGTGCTACAGCAAATAAAACTAGAGATTTTAAGTCGTCATTAGCTGATGCTGCTGCTAGGATTATGGCTAGTAGAAAACAATAAGACTATTACAGTATGGAAAGATAGTCGAAGTAAAGCGCCCATACGTGCTGGGATTCTATCAGAATCTTTTATATAAAACTACTAATATAATATAACTTAAATTAAAGGAGAACGTCAAATGGCGCTTCCAACACTAACTAAAACATTGGATGATGATTTTGTGAATACTTGGTATGAGATTCGTCCTGAGGTTATAGATAATGTTCTTACATCTAATGTCTTTTCTTTGGCATTAAAAGAGCATGGCTGTATGACCCCTCAGGTCGGAGGTGAGTATATTACAAGAACGGTCGGCTATGGTACTAAGAGTAGCCAAGCTTTTGCAGAAGGTACTGTTCTTGACCAGACAGTTAAGAAGTTAGATACACTTGCTATGTGGGACTGGAGATATTTCTTAGTAGATATTAACAGGTCGCTCATTGCTGATAATGTTAATGCTGGTCCTAGTAAGATTAAGGATTATCTTACACGTAGAATCGGGGCAGCTAAAGATGCACTGGCGGCTGATATGGAAACTGACTTGTTTAGATGGGGCGATTATACTACAGCTCCTTATCACTTTAACGGCATATATGATATATGTCCGAACTTTGTGGCTGAAGCTGCAGTTGGTGCTGGTTCAACTAGTGATAGTCAGTTAGTTGGTACGAGTAATGGTAAGATAAATCGTGCTACAAATGCTTGGTGGAATAACTGGGCAGGTGATAATACTACCGAAGATACTTCAGCTCGCTTAACAGAGACCAATGAACCTTACAGCTTGAACCTAGTTCCTGATATGAGGCATTTCTTCAACTTGATTAACGCTAATCAAGAGGCTCCTAACTTCATCATAATGGACCAGGATATCTTTGAGACATATGAAGACGAAGTTGGAGATAAGCAACAGATTGTACGTACTGGATTTGATAACAAAGCAGCTGACTTGGGATTTGTAACTATGACGTTTAAGGGTGCTACTATGACCTATTCGTCTAAGCTTGCTTCTACCAAGCATCTGTTCATGCTCAACTTGAATCACATTGAGTTTGTCTACAATCCGAATATGTGGTTTGATATGACGAACTGGAAAGAAAATACTAACCAGCTTGAAAGAGTTGCTTATATCGCTTGTATGACTTCTGGTCTTATCACTGACCAGCCAAGACGTCATGGCGTTATGGAGTACGATTCTTAATCAACTTGTTCACTGTTTGGATAAGTTAAAACAAATTTACTTTAAGACAAAGGAGACCATAAAATGGCTCAGAAAGTATTATTTCAAACTGCTCTTACAGATATCGAATCTACAGATATCGAAGGAGCAGGTGTTCTTAGAATGGAAGAAGATGGCAAGGTATATCGCTGGGCAAAGAATATATCAGCGTCTGCTCTTGTCGCTAACGGTTCTTGTTTGAAGGCTCTTACATCAGTAATAGGAGCTATTAATAAGAGTGTAAGGAGTCCTGATTCTACTACTGCTGCTACTGCTCAAGTAACCATACCTGCTGGCATGCCAGTTGGTGCTATGGCTGCTAGTGGCGGAGCATCTTTTGGCTGGGTTCAGGTAAAAGGTCCTGCTAGGGTTAATATGAACATGTCAGATACTGCAAGTGCAGCTTCTGGTTGGCCAGGTAGAATTGCAGTAGCAACATCAATTACACCTGCTACAGGCGGCTGGGATGTTCCTAAACCCTTATCAGCAACATCTGCAGAAACTGGTTATATGTACGTACATGGAGTCCGTATAGTAACTAAACTTGCTGAAGGAACTGCTGGAGCTATTAGAAGTGCAGCTGTAGAGATAATGTGTTTGTAAGATAAATTATAGAGCCTACTAATTATTGTAGGCTCTATATATTTTTAAAAAGGAATTGAAACATGGAAAAGCCAAAAATAGGAATAGCTACTCATGCTCATTCAGTAATTGATTTTGATGTTCATTTCAATCATTGTTTTGCGTTTCAGCATTGGGTACAGAATTACGAATTAAAAATGTTAGGTTATAAAGGTTTGATGGCTGCTGAGGCTAGAGAGCTCATGTGTGAGTGTGCTATTGAAGAAGGCTGTTCTCACATATTCTTTCTGGATGCAGACCATTATATACCTATTGAAACTTTAGATTATTTGATGGAATCTAAAGATGAAGCAATTGTATCTGGAGTAATTAATAGACGCTGGCATCCTTTTGGTCAAGTTGGATGGGGAAAAAACGATAAGGAAGCTACTTATATTCCTATTAGACTTGACTTGGACGGTAGAATATATGAAGTAGGAGTATGTGCTTTTGGTTGTACTCTTATAAATTTAACTAAACTTCAAGAATTAAAGAAACCTTGGTTTAGAGATACTTGTGCTATGAAAGATGGTGCTTTGACTAACATTAGAAGTGATATTAACATATGTGATATGTTTAGAGTTAATGGCGAAAAAGTATGGATTGATACTAGAGTATTAGTAGGGCATCAAGGTAATAACTTAGTTGTATATCCTCAATCAGAAGATTTTATGAATAACTTTAAATTCGGTTATGATGACGCTATTCAACTTAAACACAATCAGACAGGTAAGTATGCTGTATGCTCTAGGAATCTATAATGAATATTCTAACTAATAAAAACAATTGGCCTAGCGAGCATACTAGAGGCTATCAAATAGCAGAAGTTCTAGGATGTAAAGTTAACGGAGCTATAGATTTAAACGAAACTATGATAGCAGTTAAATGCTACTATGACGAACGAAGTCCTGAAATGCTTGCTACTAAGAATCTATACATAGATATGATTGATGATGCGAATTCAATTGCTGTGGCTAAAAGGCATCCAAATGCTACAGTAATAGCTATTACTGAAACTATGAAGAATTTTATGTCTCAGCATATCAGTAACGATATTGTAGTTTTACCTGAGCATACATGCAACTTTAAACAAGAAGTTAGAACTAAAAAGGATGTAACTGTTGTTGGCTATGTAGGTAGTAGACAGTGTTTTGACTTAGACCCTAGTGTTGTAAAAGACGCTCTTTCTCAAATAGAATTAGATTTTAAATTTCTTATATCTGAAACTATGAATACTACTAGACAGGACATAGTAGATTTTTACAAAACTATAGATATTCAACTAGCGTTCAGAACTCCAGGAATTGCAGTTAGACCTCCTGTGTTTAGAAACCCTTTAAAGATTTTTAATGCAGGTTCGTTTAAGATTCCTACAGTAGCCTATCCTGAAATGGCATATAGTTTAGAAGCAGGGACTTATTTTCTGGAAGCTGCTGATTTATGTGCTATAGTAGATAAATGTTATATGTTAAAGAATGATACCAGTTTATATAATTTTTACAGCGATAGAGTTTATGAATGGTCTAAGCAATTTGATATAGAAATGATAGCGCGAAAGTACGCAACATTAGCACAGAATGAAACTTTTGACATATACAATAACATGAAAAAATTAAGATCTAACAGTTAAATTAAATAAGGAGTTTTAAAATGGCAGACAATACAACTATAGTACACGCCAGCAACGGTTCGGCTGTAATTGACAGCATATTTAAAAAATTAGCTGTGTCGGCTAATGGGGATAAATCTGCTATAAGTAAACTGAAAAGAGAAGCTTGGAGTTGCTCAGGAGCGCCTACTGTGGATGCAGGCAGTCAAGATGACTATCCACTTAAAATAGGTAATCTAATATATGATTATACTAATAATGATGGTTATATATGTACAGTTGCTCCTTTAGCCGGAACAGCAGGAACTTTTGTTAAGATAAACGCATAAATTAAAGGAACTTTATTATGACTATTACAGCTAATGTAACAACAGTTAGTATAGATAAAGGACCTAGAGAGTTCTGGTGTGCATCTGTGTACTCTGCGGATGCATCAGGAACTGAGATTGTTAAAGCGGCTCCATCTGCAGGAAACTTATATCTAGAAAAGATTGACATACTAGGTGATGCTGATGTAACGACTATAACTTTTCTTGATGTAGCTGCTATTTTAATAGGACCTTTTGAGTATACTACTGCGGAGATTGGTGGACAAATATCTTTATCATTTGTTAGACCATTAAAATTAACAGGAGCATTAAATGTAGATACAGGTGCTGGAGCTCCTATTTGTATAATTGCTCAAGGTTATACTGCTTAAGGAAAATGTTATGGCAAGGACAAGAAGTCAAATATCTGACTTGGTTATATTAAACACAGGTCGAAGTGATAAGACTACTCTTATAAATAGTCAGTGCGTTAATGCAATTAAGATTGCAACTGTCAAGCATCCTTTCAACGACACTCTACACATATGTGATGATATCGCGATTACTGAAGGCGCTACATCTATATCAATAGCATCACTTACAGAAAATACAGTTTCAGTCGGTGATGTATTTGATGTTATAACAGCTAGGATTATTGAATCAACTAAGCTTGCTTTTACATCAGGTGGTACTGAAGTAGTTATAGCAGGAGATATAATTACAGGTTCAACTAGCGGAACTACTGCTTATGTATCATATGTACCTACATTAACTTCAGGTTCATTCGCTGCAGGAACTGCTGCAGGCAATCTTTGGATAAGTAATAAATCTGGAACATTTACATCGGCTGAAGAAATTGAAGATGCGGATGGCAACAATCTTGCTACTGTAACATCTGACCCAGGTTCTGGCAGTAGTAGGAATTCTTTACTATCCATTAAAAACAGACAGTGGTGGGATAAGAATGTTGTGAACCCTGAAGATAATCAAAAGAGCTGGCCTAGTTACGGACTTAAGTTTGGTAGTAACATTGTTTTAGATAGTCCAGCTGTTAGTGATATAACACTTAGGTTAAGAGTATCGACACTACCAACATTCGATGCCGATGATACTGAATGCCCGATTGAGATACTAGATGTTTTCCTAGAACAATACGTAACTGCTATGGTATATCTATCATTAGGTATGCAAGAGAAATATGTGGCTTGGTACATAATGGCACTGGGACGTAACTACGATAAAGGTCAAGTTGGCGGGACACTACTAGCAGCTATCAATAAAGATAGAAGTGAGAGCGCTGAAGATAAGAACGTTGAACGTGGATTAGCATCTCGAAGTGCTATGGGAATAGCAGTTAAAAATAATACAACCGGAATGGAAACTTCCGGACAAACTCATTCTTGGTATTAAGAAAGGAACTATTATGGCTATTAAAAGAACATTACGTAGAGGAACTCAAAAAATGGGAACGACTAGACGAAGAAACCCAAATGCTACTACTGGTGGTAGAAAGAAAAAAACAGTAATTTCTCGTAGAATTACTAGAAAGTAATCTAAGTTTAGAAAGGTTACATTATGTCAACAAAAGGAACGCCGAAACGAGACGGCTCAGGTAAAGGTACACGAGCTAATAGAGGTAGAGGCGGATGTAAAACTACTAAGAAAACAGGTCAAGGCAGGAAATAACTATGGCAGAAAAAACAGTTCCAATTCCGTTAGCATTTGGAGGTATAGATAAGCTACATCAAGCTACTGTACTACAGGGTACTACTCCGAATATGAAGAATATGATTGTCGATACGGATAAGATTAAGAAGCGGCTGGGATATGTTCGTCTCGGGACTACACAGCTAACTGGCATTGGTCAGCAACTTATAGAATGGACTGACTCTAGAGGTACTACTCACTATATAGCACTCACTACTTCAAATGCTTATCACTACAATGGCACTGATTGGGATGAGATAACTCCTGATGCAGGAGATTTTACTGGGGCAGCAGGAGATAGATGGGCATTCTCTATAGCACACGACGCTACAATTTTCTCTAACAATGGCGGTAGTGCTATGGTTATCTCGAACGGTAAAGACGGCACGTTTTATTTTGAAGGGCAGTCAGGTGCTAAGTTCGTGGCACTTGGTGATGGCGATTTTCCTGATTTTGTATTCACTAATGAACTGTTAGAATTCTGGAATCATTTATTTTACTTCAACTACAACAGTGGAGCTAGTCCAGTCCAAGCAGTTAAAAGTTTTGCTTACTCTGACTTAGCTGGTGTTACATCTTGGCTAACAGGAACGGCTGGAGACGGTACACTCACCGACTCTATAGGTGCTATACTAAGAGCAGTTAAAGTTGGAAATGAAATTGCAATCTATTCTGAAAAAAGTGTAACTCGCTGTGTATATGTTGGAGGTAACAGTCTTTATGCTTTCCCAACTGTTGTAGATGATAGAGGACTGTATGCAGAGAATAGTGTAGTACAAGCGAACGGCATGAATTATTTACTTGCTAGTGATAAACGAGTATACGAATATCAAGCCGCTAATTTATACTCCATAGGCGATAACATTGAAGATGCACTATTCACTGACATAGACAGTTCCAAGAAAGCGGCTATAGTAGTTGGACTTGATAACACTGAACATAGAGTATATGTATTCTATCCAACTTCATCTGACACATATGCAAAATCGTATTACTGCTGCGACTATAGGAAGAGTCCTAGAGTTTGGGAGTACGGTATTATGCATGACTCTGTTAGGAGCATATGTAACTATGACCCTAAGACTGCAGTATCCGCTAGTGCTATGATATTAACACATGATGGATATGTTTATACTTTAAATGGAGCAGCCAGTTTAGACAATGCAACTGCTATTGAATGTTTATACGAGACACCTGACATAACACTTGACAACGAAGAGAATTATTTTAGAATAACTATGCTAACATTTAGTGCTATGTCAACGATAGCAACTGCAACAGTGGCGCTCTACTACTCAACTGATGCAGGTACAACTTGGACGACTATAGACGCAGCGTTTAGCATATCGGCTGGAGTTAAAGATAAGTGGACTAATCACAGACAGCCTGTAGATATCAATGCCAGGAAATGCCGTTTCAAGTTTGCACAAACAACAGCTAAAGATTTACAGCTCCGCTCAATGCACTGTACCATAGAACTAACAACTGACAGAGATTAATAATGACTGAAACTAACTATAGACCGATTGCTTTTCCTCGCATACCCGAAGGGTTACCGGATGAACTCCGCAGATACTTCGCACAGAGGGATTCACTTATAGACGAACAAATATCTGGCATGTTCCGTTCTATAGGCGGCGGCTTTGCTGGGAACTTGACATTTGATGGAGATATAGATGTAACAGGTAATCAAACTATCAATGGAGACCAGATTTTAGCGGGTAATCTTTTAATGGATGTAGCCGTTCCGATAGTATTTGGAATTGTCTTCTCTGATGCAGGTGCTAGTAAAGTTACTTGGACGGTTGGAAAATTAACGTATCAAAATCTATCTTATGATATTGAAGCAGAAACAACTGGTGATACTAATAAGTGGATATACTGGGACAAAGCATCTACACCTTCTACATTAAAAACTACAAATACATTCTCTGATGCTTATGGAACTGATAAGTGGATTATCTGTGTAAATGATGTTGGTACTCCATATCCAGCATCTTCAGGACAACCTAGCTATGTAGCAGCGGATGGAAGTATCGACACTGACGCACTTGCAGCGGCTGCAGTAGCAACTGCCAATATAGTTAATGGCGCTGTTGATTCTGACCAGATAGCAGCTCTAGCAGTTACAACAGCAAAACTTGATGCGCTATCAGTAGTAGCAGCTAAGATTGCAGCTGGTGCTATTGAAGCAAGTAAAATTGCTGCAGATGCAATTAAAGCATCTATTGTTAATGTCGTGGCTGTGGCAGGAGGTATTGGAGGCATAGATAATGATACTAAACTGTGTTCAAGTTTTGATGGAGTTGATGCAGCAACTGCTTACACAGACCCAGTTCAAGGGGCGTTGACTTTTGTTCCTGATGCACAATTAGACACCGCTCAAAAAGTATTCGGAACTGCTAGTTTATTACTAGATGGAACAGGAGACTGTGTAACTGTTCCTGATGCAGATGATTGGAATTTCGGAACTGGTGATTTTACAATAGAATGTAGAATACGATTTAACAGCTTAGCTGACTCTCAAGGAATAGTTTGTCAGCATGCCGATGGTAACAATAGATGGGAATGGAAATGGTCTTCTAACACTTTAAACTTAGATGCTGTTTCCGCTAGTACTACTGTAGCAGGTTATACATGTGATTGGATTCCTTCAATTAATACTTGGTATCACATTGCTTTAGTTAGAAACGGCTCAACTGTTTTAATGTTCATAGATGGAGTTTCACAAACATTAACTGAAAGTACTGCAATAGCTACTATGCCTGATGTTGCTGCTGTACTTTCTATCGGACTATGGGCAAATGGCGGAAAGACTCTTAACGGTTGGATAGACGAATTTAGAATAACAAAAGGCTTCGCTCGTTGGATTGCTAACTTCACACTTCCTGCTTCAGCATACACAGCTTCTATAACCTTAGACGAATGGAAGTCTGCTAACACTACTACAATAGATGGAGGCAAAGTAACTGCTAACACTATCGCTGCATCGCAGATAGCAGCAGATACTATCACTGCATCACAGATGGCTGCTGACTCCATAACAGCTGCAGAAATAGATGTATCCTCACTGTCAGCAATATCGGCTGCACTTGGCACAATTACAAGCGGTTTGATTACTTTGTCTCTTGGAGGTAATACTAGAATGCGTATAAGCACTAGCGGTCTATACGTATCCAACGATTCAGGAAGTAACTATACTGCAGTTATATTCAACGATAGTGGAACAGTAAACTTAAAGCTGACGTAATCGAAGCTGGTACAATAGTATCGGCTTCGCTTGCTGACAACGCAGCTACTAATACCGCATACGCATACACAGCTGCAGCATCCAGTACATTTACTACTAGCTATGTTACATTACAATCGCAATCAATAACTGCAGCCGGAGGCGTAGTTCAAATAAATGCATCAGCAGTCTTTGGAAATGATGCACTATCGACAGGAAAAATTGATGTACAAATACTACGAACATCTACTCAAATATATGCAGCCGCTGGTATTCAAACAGATAGAGTAACTGGGCAGTTACATTCTTTCTTCATTCAAGATACTACTCCAGGAACAGGTTCTGTTACTTATTATTTACAAGCAAAAATGTCAGCTGCTGGTTCATCATCAGCAACATCAAGAGTGATAACTTTACAGGAACTAAAAAAATAATGAAATATCAAATGAAAATACTGTATAGCGGAGCACCTAACACTGACGAAATAACCGTAGCAGTTATGAACACAGAAACTAGCCAACTCAAAGTTATACAAATAGACGGCTTCGGAAAAGAAGTTAAACACGATGAAATAGTATTTGACGAATAACAACATATTCATAATGTGAACAAGTTAATAAAAACAATGCCGGCTATAAACTACATAAGCTCTGTCCCTCTCCCTGACATCTTAGACTACGAACTTATAGCCGGCATCTTATTGAAAAATCAAGCCGTTCGTAGGAGCAAAAGGGAGGTGAGTGAGCGAAGCGAACGAATAATTATGAAGATATTTAGAGCCACTAATCCGATTGTAGTACATAGTCTTAAAGATAAGCTTGTAGAAATTACAACTGAAGAACTATGTGAGAGAATGATTGTTACTAAAGATAGAACTTTTGTAGTAGTTGTTGTTGATGGAGATAAAGTTGTAGGTCATACAGTTGTAGTTGTAGGACAAAGAAAAAAGAAAGCGTTTATCCTAAGTACTGGAATTGACAAAGTTATCAGTGCTGAATATAAAGAACTTGCAAATGATATGATAGAACGATGGTGCATAGAAGAATTTAATATACATGAAATATCAACCGGAACTGAAATAAAACCTGACATGTTTAGCCGCTTGTTCAAAGGTTATAAACTTCAAGGTTACGTAATGAGTAAGACTTTTTAGAAAAGGAGTTACTATGGGAAAGAATGATGGCGGTAGTAATACGACTACAACTGCATATACTACATCTCCAGAACAAAGAGCAGCTATAAATAAAGTTATGGATTATGCTCAGCCTGCTATGGATGCCCGCCCATCTACAGAAACATACGGTGGACAGCTTGTTGCAGATACTCCAGAATTTTTTAATCAGGCTTATAATGATTATCAAGGTGGAGACTATGATAGCATATCTAGCCAAGCAATCAAAGATTTGATAGAAGGAAAACCTGCATATAGTTTTGATGAAACTGCTGCGACTAATAGATGGCAATCTACATATGCAGAGCCAGTTATGAATGCTTGGAAAGAAACCGTAGCTCCTGTAATTAAAGAAAGTTATAATGCTCCAGGAACTATGTGGTCTCGTTCTTCACAGCAAGGATTATCTAATCAGGCTAGTAGCTTTTACGGTTCTAGTGTTGCTCCTAAACTTTATGATACTTTAGAACGAGGACAACAAAATGAATTTCAATCTAGAGAATCTGCTGCAGGTAGACAAGCGGGGGCATTGAGTTTACCTTATGCTCAATTCATACAAAAGGCCGGAGCTGCTTCTGCTATGCAAGCACAAGAACAGAATCCTTTAACAGCAGCTTATCAGGAATATCTAAGAACAGACCCGTTCAAATATGCTGAACTAGTTGCAGGTGTTGGGACTGCTCAGACTCAAGAGAGTGGATTCTCTCAAGGTACTGACTATGGTCCATCTATGATAGGTGCTGGAGCTACACTTGGTGCAGCAATGTTTTTATAAGATAATAATTTAAAGGAGTTCTAAAATGCAAACAATTAGACCTAACGTATATCAAGGTGATTTTGGCATGGGTAACGTTGCTAATATCATAGGTAGAAGTAAAGATAGAAAAGTAATGAATAGGAATCTAGATATTAGAGAAGCTCAGAATGCAGCTATGAATAAACAAAATGAATTCTTGGCTGAAACAAAAAGAATGTTAGCAGTTTCTAAAATTAGCGGTGATACTGTTCAGACTAAAGGGCTTCAAGGACAGCTAGATACTTATAATAGTTTGTCTGATACTGACAGAAAAAATCTAGCCATGCAAAGTTATACCGCTATTGAAAATAAAAAAGTCCTTGATGCTAAGACAGCTGAAACTAATGCTGCTAAGCAATCTGCGTATACTTCACAGGTACAGTCTAATTATTATAAAAATATGATGAACGATAAAAATGCTACTGTCGATAGATTTAGTAGCATATTACCTGATGGCAGAGGTGCAGTATATGGAGAACAGAAGTCTTTACTTCAGCAAGCTTTGTCTAAAGCACAAGACCCTAATGAAAAGTCATCATTATTTGATAGATATAATACTCTTACAGACAACTTTTTAAAAGAAGTTAAAGAATACAATGTATCTCAGCAAAAAACTGCAACAGATTTAAAAACAACTGGCAGTCCTACTCAATCTTCTCTCGACATTAAACAGTACGGAGAGAAAACGGTTGCTGTTCTTAGTTCGTTACAAGATCAGAATGTAAATACTTTTCCTGAAGTTAAGATATTTAAAAGACGTGGAGGAGAGAATAAATGGCTTAGTAGAGATAATCCTACTATCACGTTGATAGAATCCGAAGCTAGAGACTTAGGATATGAATGGGAAAGCGGTACTAGTACATCAGCTTCTAATACAGTTACTGATTCAGTTAAAAATCAGATGGCAGATAGAAAAGGTAAGTCAAGTAAAAATGGAAAAGCTAGTCCTCCTAAAGGTTATCCTGATGCTGTCTGGGATGATACTACTAAGACATGGGATGTTGTTAGAGACGGAAAAACTTACTCTATTCAGGAATAGTATGTCTAAACTTGTACTAAAAAAAGATGTTGCTATGGTTGATAAAGTAGATATTGATGCTATAATGCAATGGGAGCATAGAGACGTTATGCGTCCTAATGCTATTAGTCCTGCTGGAGCTAGAGGTCCTGCTCAGTTTTTAGAAAAGACTTGGAAGTACGCAACTAAAAAGATGGGAGTTGACTGGAGTTGGGATGAAGATGTATTTAATATAGGTAAGAGTAGAGCAGTTGGAGATTACTATGCTAATGTAATTATTCCAGACGAACTTAAAAAGAAAAAAGTTCCTGATACATATGAAACTAGAGTAGCTGCATACAATCATGGCAGCGGCAATATAAGTAAATTATTTAAAAAGTACGGTGAAAAATGGATAGATAATTTACCTAATGAGACCAGTGAATATGTTAAAGAAGTGAAAGCTAGAGGACCTGTAGGAATGACAGAACCTGAAGATAAATATCTAAATGCTGCTAGACTGATACTAGGAGAAACTAATGAGTAGCTTAGTACTTAAAGAGCTAGATTCTGATTTAGTACTTAAAGAACCTGAGTCTGATTTAGTACTTAAAAAAGAGCCTGAACTGATACCTAAAGAAGAAAAACCAGGACTTATAAAAAGATACATAAAGAAAACTGCTGGAGGCTTTGTAGATACAGCAGCTAAAATTCGGTCTGAAGGAAGTGTCGGTAGAGCATCTGAATCTGCTACTGTAATAATGGATAGTTTTGAATTGGCTAAGAAAGCAGGACTAGTTGATAGTAAGTTATCTGACAAACAACAGTTCAGAAGTTTTCTAAAAATTCCAGATGAAACTATGGATGAACTTAGAGGTAATAGTGTTGATGAAGCTTTTCTAGAGAAAGAAAAAGATATATCACAATCAACTGTAGGATATAAACAAACTAGAGTACCAGCACCAGAAAACTTTGGTGAGTCAGCAACTGACGTAGCTGCAGGTCTTACATCATTTATTGGTAAGTTAGCGTTGACTAGAAAAGCTATGGGCGTTAGTACTACTAATCCATCCTTGCTACAAGATGCAGCTGTATGGGAAATGCTTAATCAATCTGAAGGAGGAACAACTGGAGAAGGCTTTGCTACTAGACTCGCACTAGGCGCAATAAACGGAGTTCCTTCTACATCAACACTTGGAGGAGCTCTTAAATTATCAGGAGAGTCTGGACTATTTGCAGGTATAACTGCTGCTAAGGGAGGTAGTAAAGAAGATGTTATTACAGCTGCTTTAATACCAATAGCTATGAAGTCTCTTAGAACAGCAGGAATCAAAACTAACGCAAAAGTTAGAAGAACTTTAGAAAATAAAGCCATTAAAGTTATGAGAGCTGAAGGTCTTAAAAATGGTATTCCTGTGCAAGATCTACACGATGATACATTGAGAGCTGTTCTAGGTTATTCTAAAGAAATTAAAAAATGGACTAAATGGTATGAGAAGGGTAAGATAACAGAAGAAGTTCTTGAGCAGAGAGTCAGTGAGAATAGAGATAAACTTATGCCTATTATAGAAGCTTTAGGTAGAAGTAAAAAATCGACAAATCCACCCCCACAGACTGCCACAGAACAGCCACAGATTGCCCAGAATCGTTTAAAACCAACTGGGAGTGCCATTGATACCCCTGAAAATATGGCTGTTCCTGCTCAATCTGGGCAAGATGGTTCGGCTAAAGACATAGTGATATATAGAGGAGCTCCTGCTGGAGATAATCCTTTAGTTAGTAATGAGTATACAGAAAAACTTGGTTCATCTTTTAGTGCTAATAAAGAATATTCAGAAGGATTTATTGACATAGATAATATACAAAAGAAAGGGACGGGAGAAGTAAAAGCATATAAACTTAAAAAAGATGCTAAAGTTTTTAAAGTAACTAAAGAGCAAGCAGTAGAATTTAATAAGATTACATATAAAAATATAATTGATATGGATGCTAAATTAGGTAGAGCGTCAGATACATTTGAAGTTTCTAATGCGTTAGTAGAATATGCTAAGAGTCAAGGTTATGATGCTATAGATATGAGACATATAAATACAGAAGAAGAGATTAGAGTTCTTAATCCTAACGCAATAGAACATGCTCAATCTGGGCAAGGTGAATCAATTGCTTTTGAAGGAGTGTCATTAAAAAAAGGAGAAAACTATATAAAATTTAAAGATAACATAGGTAGTATGAGCATAGCTTATCTACCTGATTTTAAGATATTGCATCTAGGAAGTTTTGATATATATGAACCTAATAAAGGCAAAGGGATAGGAACTTCATATTTAACAAAATTGAAAAGTCTAGCAGATAAAAATGGACTTACTGTAGAAATAGAGGTTATCGGAAATAATGGAGCGGATTCTAAAAATGCTGTTAGATTATATGATTTTTACAAAAGAAACGGTTTTGTAGGAGACGATACACAACCCGATACTCAAACAAGAATAATGACATATTCTCCTAAACAAACTAAAAAATCCTTAGCAGATAAATCACTAGATAAAATAACTGCATCAGTACAAGAAGCTTTAACAAAGAAAACTAATGCATTAAAGAAAACAGTGCACACTACACAGAAGCAAATGAAAATGGGCGATACACAATATCGTTCTATGGCTAAAGAATTAACGGGTAAAGAATCTTCAGCTGATATGAGTGTTGATGAACTCGAAACATTTGATGCTGCTATGAAGAAAACAGATA